TTGACGTGCTTCTAGTAACTTTCCTTGGTAATCTGTCTCTCCTGATGCCATTTTTTCTGCATGTTTCATTTGAGCGTCTGCCATTAGCATTTTTGTCTCTTGACGCTTCTTAAAAATGTGTGAACCTGCGTTTACAGCTAATTTAATTGCACTAAACCACATTTTTATTCTCCGCCCCTAATTATAGAAACACTATTTGGTATTTTATCTGTAGAAGGTATTGTTTTTGATAAAATAGTTTTTTGAATAGAGGTATCTGCCCTTAATTTTGCTAATTCTTCGTTTTGATCTAACTTTTCATCTTTGTTTTCTTGATCCATCATAGATTTCATCTTATCTAAGTTTAATCTTTCCTCACCTTCACGTTTTTTACGTTCATTTTCTTGTGCTTGAAGGTCTAACTCTCTTGCTCTTAGTTTTGCAATAGGGTCATTATCAAATTGAGAGGTAATTTCTTTTTCTTCTTTCATAAATTCTTCCATCATATCAGCAATCAACACTGCTTTTCTAGATTCTACTTTTTCAGAAAGCATTTTAATTTGAATTTGCATATTAGGATCTTGCATTGCTTGAGGATTTTTTTGCATTTGTGATAATTGTTGTAATTCATTTTTAAATTCTATTTCAATCTGTTCTTGAGCCATTAAAGAGATGTGTTCAAAAATATTTTTCTGTAATGCGCCCATAATCATCGGTGCATTTCTTGCCATATTAGTAGCCATGAAATTTAAATGAGCTGTCATGTGAGCTCTATGGTCTTGACCTGGGTAAGCTTGAAAAGGTTTACCTCCTAAGGCATCAATGTGTTCTAACGATGGATCTTTAGGAGTAGGTTGATCGGGTCTTTTTAAAATTAAATCAATATTTTTTACACCTAATGCTTCATACATGTTTCTATATACTTCATGCATATTGTGAATTTGAGGATTAGATTGTGCTAGTTGCATTTCTGATTGTGCAATAGAAATACGTTGTGTTTGAGAAAAAATGTTTGGATCTGCAACTGGCAGAATATCGACTCTATCATCAAAATCTGTTTGCTTAATGGTTCTTTGTCCACCTACTACATCGTAAGGATATTCAGCTGGAAGATATAGTTTGAATACTCTAGCGAGTAAATTAAATTCTTGTTTTAAAGATGAGTATAATCTTTTGTGAATAGAAGACATCACACGACTACCTCGTTCTAGAAGCGCAACGGTCGTACCCACAGCTGCTCCTTGATTCCCGTCACCCACTTGCAAGTCTGCTATAGAAGCAAAACGTTGACCTGCTTGTACTACGACCCCCATTAAATTTAATAATGTAGCTGACGGTTCTTTGAAAGGAAGAGGCATAAAAGCATCTCTAAGATTTCCACCAGGTGCATCGACATCTCGAAACTCTCCCGGTTGTATTCCTTGTGCGTCATCTCTGATTCGTATTCCACGCATTTTAAATCCTGCGGGTAAATTAGATAAAGTCCCTGCGTCTAGTAATTGACGTAATGCTGAAGTGGCTGTTCTAGATAAACCACCGATCATATGTATTAAACCAAAACCATAAAAGCCTAGCCCTGGTAAAAATTTAAAATGAACAAAGTATTGTATTTTCTTTTTCTTAACATCTCCTATTTCGTAGTTTCTTCTGATAGATAAAATTTCTCTAGATGCTTCTTCAATAGTAACTACATACGGAACTTTAATTCCTGTAGGTTCTCCTTCTGCATCTACATCTTCAAAACCTTCTAAATCTAATTCAGTATGAAATTCTAATAAAGTAAATACGTTTGCATCTTTTGTTTTTGTTTCTCCTGCAAGTTCACGTTCTTTTTTTTCTGCTTCACTTTCATTTTGTGATCCTGGAGTTAGTTCAATGTCTTTATAAAAACCACCTACTTGTTGTTTTCGTAAATCGTTTTCCGACATACGAACCATATGAATAATAGATTCTGCATCATCTAAACTAGTTGCCGTATAAGGAACTACTAAATCATCTGCAGGTACAAATTTAGAAACCGCTTTACCTTCTACTTCATCATAATAAATTTTTTTAAATGCAGATCCTGCTAGTGGTAAATAAAATAATAACTGATCAAAGTCAGGTTCGTAGTCCGTCATTTTATTCATGACTTCGTAATTCATGTAGTCCTCTACTCTTTTTGCTTGAAGTTCTTTTGCCGGATCCGCTGTTCCCATTACTTGAGTTCGTACAGGTCCATCCGCTGGTAATAATTCTTTATACGCCAAAGCTTGAAACTGAGTTACGGCTTCTGCTAATACAGGGTGAGTTGCACCTGATGCACCTTTAAAAGGTTCGGTTCGATCGTTGTATTTAAATCCTAATAAGTCTAACCCTTCGGTGTAAGATTTTTCCCAATCTCTTCTAGACATTTTATAGTCTTGGTAATTACTCATCAAATCATTAGAGAGTCTTCCTAAGATATCGTCTTCTAAAAAATCTGCGATGTTAAGATCTTAACTTTGTCCTTGGTCCGGGGACACTGATTTAGGATCAAAGTTAAGATCTACACTTCCATCTTCATTCTCAACAATATCAACTGGAGGTCCTTGCTCCGCTTGGTCTTGTTGTTTTTCTTGAAGTTCTTGTGTTAATTCTTCAGGATCTATATTAATTGTAGTTTCAACGTTGTTCAACGTCTTATCTATATCAGCCATTATTTTCTCCGTTTATTCTTTGTATTCTTTTTCTTAGTGTATTTCAAGCCTTGTGAAGACGGACCTTTTTCAGGAGGAGGTCCTGATTTTTTACCTCCGCTGTTATTCATCATCCTCTTCTTTTTTTGTTTCAGCTATTTGTTTTTCTAAATATCTTTCTAGATATTGTTTTTCTTCAGCGTTAAGTTGATTTAAATCTTTTCCAAATAATCTTAAAGATAGTCTGCTGGAATCTTGCATTAGCAAAGCGGAAAGTCCTTCAGGTTTCGTGGTCCCTGGTGCAGTATCCACTCCTCCTCCGTTTGAAAAACCTTGATTAAACATACGACTATATCTTGAATAAAAATCTTCAGGAGTATCTGAAACATTTTGAATATTTGAAATAGGAGTAATAGGATTAATAGGTTGAATGATACTAGGGTTATTATCATTTTCTTCTTCGTCAAATATAGCTGGTGAGGGGTTGTATGGGTCAATAGCATTAAAAGCATCTCTAGCAATAAAACCTGGTAATTTATTTAATACACCTACTTGAGCATTACTGATTCCTCGTTGTTGAGCATACCTGTCGGCGTAATCATAAGTGGGGTAACTTAAACTATCTGTATCTTCAGCTTCATAACCATAATCAGGATCCATGCTAGTATCTACTGAAGAAACCCCTGGATCTGTACTTGAATATCCACCACCATACCCATCTTCATCATCTCTATCAGAACCAGAATCATCACTTTCAAAACCAGTCTCTGCATCACTAGGCTCTGATTCTTCGTTATCGGTTCCATCAGAACTTCCACTGAAAAATCCTTTTCGATCTTTAAGTGTTAATGCATTAGCAATACCACCTTTAGCCATACCAACACCTTGAAGCATTTCTAAAATAGAACTGACTCCTTCAATACCTAATCCTGCGGCGGTTACATTTTTACCACCTAAAAGTTTTAAAATTTTATTTACTCCGGCTTCTTCTAATCTGGTAATTTTATTTTTTATACTCATGGATACTTTATTTTTTTCTAGAACGTTTTATTTTCATGAATCTATTTATACGTTCTTCTTGGTCTTTTATTTTTCTTTCATTAAGTATCCTTCTAAACTCTTCTTTAACATCTTTAAAATCATCCTTTTCAGTTCCTTTATAGGTAGTAGGTTTTTTTCTATTTTTAAGATATTTTTCTGTCTCTGTTTTTTTACCAGAAGGTTTTACTTTAATAGTATCGGTTGATTTTTTATTCTTACCTAATAAACCAAAACCTTTTTTTGCTATTTTAAATAGTGTCATATTTTACTCCTTGTTATTAATAATAAATCTTCCTAGGTTGTTCTACCTTTTCATCCTCATAATCTTCAGGATGATCTATTAAACCTCCCTGTCGAAATCTCATTAACGCTTGCGTTGTGGAGTCGACTAAATCGTCATGATCCCCATACGGAAACGCTGCACATTCTTCAATCACCTCTTGAGCGAACTCTCTGTTGGTGGGCGCCCATATGCATCCACTTTCAAATAGAGGTGCAACACTGTTAACACGTGTATGCTTATCATTCCCTTTGCTTGGTGTAAAGTTAATTACTGGTATCCCCATCTTCCTTAATTCATAGGTGAG